TGATAAAATTACCTCAAAGGATGCTATTTCTTGTGTACTATAATCTAATGAAATGGCACTTATATTCTTAGGCCACGAGTTTGCTAAATATACACCTGTTGTTGGGTATCCTTCACCATCTAACATTAAAAGACCTTGATCCCTTAGATAACCATAATTACCTCTAAAAGGATTAAATGTTGTAGGTGAACCATACCATTGCTCTTCTGGTATCACCATATGAATCTGATGCATCCAAAGTTCAAAGGCACTTCTTATGGAAGAACCCTCATCACAATATACTGTTATCATCCAGTCAGCAAATTCACGGGAACCACCTACAGTATATTTCATTCCTTGCCAATAAGCTGTCCTTTCTGTCACCGTACTTTCAGGCATGCTTGCAGACCTTACTAAATATCTACTATTCCACCCAATTTCTAAAAGGGTAGGAACCCATGTGAATAGATACGCACGGGCCCCTCCCTCAAATACAGCTTTAAATTGGTCAATATTGAAACCAGTTATTCCCATTCACTGTAACCTCTTTATATTATACTCCTTCTCCTAATACACCGATCAATTCTGTAAATGAAGCACCGGTCTTAGTTGCTATAAAGTTAAGTACGATAAATTCGGCAGCTTTGGTAGGTTTAACGTATATATCTACCCAAAGCTCTTGTCTATCAATACGTTCAGCGGTATTATTTCTTTCATCACATACAATCATGAAATCATATACACCTCTTCTACCCTTAACATCTCTAAGGAAAGGTTCAATCATGTTTACTAATATAAGCCTTGTGAACTCATCATTAGGTTCAAACAAGAAGTATTTAGCTGCTGTGGAGATAGCCTTTTCCATTACCACGAATAACCTTCTTACATTAATTCTATTGAAAGCTGAAGGTTTATCAAGTAATGTTTTTTGACCCCATATAACTTTACCTTGTCCAGCAAATGATACAACAGGGTTGATACCATTCTTATATAGTATATCCCTCTCCCCTTGTGTAGGAGACCATGCTAATCTACGGACATTGGTTAATAATGCTCTATTCAAACCAGCAGGTGCAAACCATGGATCAGCCAAATCATCTGTTCTGGCAAAAATACCCGCCACATGACCTGTTACTGGTACCCAACGATATTTTGCATTCCATTTATCGAATACTTCTAACCAGTTACCATACATACATGCGTAACTTGTATTTTCATTTAAAGTATTCCTTCTATAGTTCTTGATATTAGTTACTTCACTACCATCCTGATTAACAACATCAGTTTGCCTACAATCAAGAAGTGCTAAACAATCTTTTCTGGTTTCACACATAGAAGTTATATATGATTTTACGGAAAGGTTTTTATCAGAATCTATAAGAATATTAACATCCACAACCTCACTGTTTTTGTATAGGTCAAATGCTATCTGAACTTGTGCATCTTCTGCTTCTGTTCCTGTAACCGCATTGGTCCATTCAGTATATGAGTTTTTACCTCCAGCAAATGCTTGATAACTATTTATTCTACCATAGAAATCAGCATTCTTCACACTGCTCGCCAAAGCAATCCTTATGTATTTAGATTCTCTATTGATAACATTGACTGCGAAGATATTTTTACCCTCATCATCTACTTTGTTTTCATCTGTAGATACATACCATACTTCCTTCAAAGCATATGGTATAGAAGATAAATTAAGATCTGTCTGATCAGCAGCTTCTACTAATACAATAAATTCTCTCTGAGTTTCTACTGTAATATCAGTATCAAGTACATCGTTATAAAGATTCTGACTTAATGTACCTCCAGAAGCAACATAAGAAGCATAATTCGTATCTGTTTTACCATTACCATAAGATGTTACAAGGTCATTAGTATCCTTATCTATAATAGCAATCTTAACATAATTACCCCATGCTCCTCTTGATGCAGTTATAAATGCTATTGTTGAACCTTCTTCAGGATTACCAGTTGCAAATGGACTATCCTCATCGAATTCATCCGGATCATTTACTATACTATCAGCCGTTGGACTTGATAATGTATGTGCTGTATTAGTATCAAATTGATATAATGTAGCGGCAGGTGTACCTGAAATTCCAGGTGTACCATAAACACCAGCAAATGTAGCACTTGCAGGCATTGACCTTGTGCAATAAAGTTTATCACCATATTTTAAATAACCCATCCCTGATAACATATCTTTATAACTATCATCTGTAGGTTCTCCAAACGTATCTACAAGATCATCAACCGTACTGATCAGTGTTCTTTTTAATTCTGGTCCCTTGAATGCTTTTCTTAATACTGTAGCCGCAATAGATGTTGCCACGGCTGGAATAGTTGTGGTAAGGTCGACCTCATTTACATCTACGAGCGGGCTTAAATAAAATGCCATATTTTTTTCCTCCTATATTTTGTTTTCTAATTTCAAATAAGCTTTTTAAAAAAACACCACAACCTTATCTTATTTATATTTATACTTTCTTGTCTTATTTATATTACTTATGTTTTTTTATCCATATTCTCTGAAGTTATTTGTATTATTGTATTGCAGAATATTCTCTTAATTCGTAACGATCATAGGTGAACGAAACTTGAGCTTCTAAATTAGGTTCACCCTCTCTATAAGTTAAAGATACTTCTCCTAAGCTAGTGGGCCAAACATCAACAAAAAATAAAGAGAACTTTTGATCTTGAAAATTATCAACAACCCTTAAAGTGGCATCTACAGCATAAATTTTCTGTAGGTCTATATATTTATCTCTATTGTTATTTATAAACATAAACCATTTAAATATGACTTGCCAGTTTTTAAATTCCGAATCTACCGTAAAACTTACATTCCATGGTTCAAAGGTTAGAGCCCCTGTGGCCCTATTGGTTCTACCGCCTTGCCAATTCTGTTCGGTCATATCCAATGTGACACCTGGAAGTACGGTCTCATAAATGTTGAGAGTAAATTCCTCATTACCTCTCAATTCCGTTTGAACAGGTATTAAAGGGAATACAAGATCAAAGGAGAAGGGGGATGCTTTGTTCAATTGAGTATCTAATGCCATTCATTTACTCCTTTTTCTTTTTCTTTTTATCTATATTCTTTTCAAATTTAGCTTTAAGTTTTGACCTTTCTTCTTCTGTATATTTACCTTTTTTCTTTTTTTCAATTGATTTTACCATCTTTTCAGCAGCTTCCTCTTCATTCAAATAAATTTCAATCTTTCTAATAATATTCATCATACTCCTCCTAATCCTCAAATATTTCTAATTCAACTAATCTCTTGTATTCATCATGTTGGTATCTTTCCCAAACAATATCATTATCAACTACTGGCGTTCCTTTAGTTGTTGGCCAAGTGGGTTCCGTTGTACCAGAATATCCTTCATTTATAAAATTTTGAACTTCATATAAGTAACCATTAGCTGTGGTAGGTTTCACAAAGTCACCAACATCATAACTGGTAGAAACTGCCCAATCGTCTTCATCAAAATATGGTGGGACAGCCTTCGTATATAGAGCCGCCATTTCTTTTCCACCACCAGATGTAAAAACTGATTCAGTAAATCTACTACCCCAACTATTTTCATCAGCATATAATTTCTGAATAACTCTTGTAATAACACCTGTAGTATTTAATGGTTGAAACAAATAACTTTGAACCATAAAATCTAAATTCCACTTGATCACTCTGACATCTTCATCTGCCATCTCCATACTAACATCAGGAGAACAGCCATTAAAAAGCACTTTTAAATCTAAAGTGGCATCTAACTCTGGTATATTTATACGAATGAAGATTGTAGGTGTAAAGTAAGGTAGTATTTGTTCTAATATCTGGTCTACATCAACCATATGTAAGGACCAGATTGTCATTGTAAAGCCAAGATTATAGGGTATAGGATTGAGGAATCTACTTAATTCTCCTGATGAATGAGTGGTGGATTTTACTACTGATCTCATCTTACTTCCTTGTCTTTCAGAAGCATATTCTACGGAACTAAGTACTACGGACATCATCGGTAATATCTCATCATCCTTTCGTTCATGTAACCAATACCAGCATTTCTCCTTAATTCCAAATTTAAGGGGTACTTTCTTATAACCAGTTACAGTACCTTCTGAATTATGACGAGCAATCTGTACATCCCGGAAAATATCTAAAAATTGGATTATGCTTTTCCTTATTGAGTTGTAGTAATAGTATGATCTGGCCATTTATAGTTCCTTTTCTAATAATTTTTCATAATTTATATTTACAAGATAATATGACTTACACTTAAATGCCATTTCATTCCTTTTATTATTGATTAAACCCTTTGATATATAACTATCCACAGTTCTTTTCATCATCTTTTCTTCATCAGGTTCATCTTCTTCAGGTTCTTCATCCCATTCATCTTCATATCCATATTCATCATGGTATTCTGCCCAAGCATCTTCCATTTCATCTTCAATATAGATAGTTAAATCATTTACATCGGGTGACCACACATATTTATACTTACCAATAGGAAAAAAGAAATAAGGACGACCATATTGTGTAGTCTCATATACATTAGGATTTACAAACACCCCTTCACTTCTTACTTTCCATCCGAATTTTTTCTTGAATAGTTTATCTAAGAATATATGAACGTCCATATCGGTACCTAAAGGTAATCGGTCTGTACGAGGAACCATTTTTTCTATATCTTTGAAGTTTTTATTAGTACCCCTATAAAGAAAACCACCTTTATTAAGTTCTTTTAGAAAGGGTTTGCAATCCGTTTTTAACTTGTCTAATATTTCCTTATCCTTCTTTATGTAATTTTCTAATCTCATATTCTAGAACCCGTATATTGATGAATCAACGTCCGAATATAGATCGATGTCATTCGATTCATCTTCTATCCACTCATTATCCCCATACGCTGTAAGAGGTTGTGATAAAGTACTATCAATATCATATGAAATATCCATAGCTGATTCTGATTGATCTGATACACGATAAGGTTTCAGTATTAATTCCCATACCAACTTCTTTAGATGAAATATACTTCCTTCTGCTCCTACATCTACAATTTCATAAGAC